TTCCAGAAAGACTTCTTGACTCGGTGACTGCTCAACTGTCCGCCCGTAACTGGCAGATCTATAAGCGGTTATAAGTAGATAACAAGTCCACTTATCTTTGTGCCATGCACGTTTGAGAGCTTTTTGAGTTTCCTTACCAAAAAACTTATCGAGCTCAACCTCAAAACCGAGTGCAATACTAGTACGTTGTGCTACTTCCGCAGCATCATCATGTCCCTTGTTTACAGCAAAATCACATAACAAGTATTGTAATGCAATAGGCATACCCTTGTAATGTTTCCAAAAACGATGATAATAAAAGTTTTGTAAAAATTCTAATCGATCTTCTTCTGGTAGATTTGTGACGGTTTCATATTCTTCAGGCCAGTAATTTTTACTTATACCGGCAAAAGTTTCACCACCAACATCGTCAGGGTGATTAGAATAACCGCCCTCCGCTTCTATAATTAGATTAATATATTTACGTTCATTATTTGTCAACGCAACCTCCAATAATCATATCGTTAGGATATTTTACTTCATTACCACAATCACAATATATTATCTTATTATGGTTTATTACAGGATGTCCTTCTATTTTATATACCATATTACATTTCTTACATTTTATTTTCATTTAAACCTCGAATCATTACATCACCATCTTCGTATAACTCAAAGATAGTATTGTTTGAAAGTTCATAATTATTATAGTAATATCTTATTTTATTACCATATAATCGTATGTCAATTTTTTCATTACCAAGCCAATTGTTAAGTTTATCGATAACATAACGATTCGGCTTAAATCTCTGAAAATCGACTCGATCTTTTGTAGTAGATATACGTTGTAGGAATTTTAACATGTTTTTGAATGATATAATGGGTTAAAGTTACTGAAATCAAATTTACTCAATACATCATCAGTATTTCTAATTAGAATATCATTCTCATGTACATCTACATGCCTTATATTGTCATCATATCCTAATATAATACGTATTTTATCACCTACCCGAAAAACTTCTCTAACATTAGCGAAACCAAGAAATTTATACAACTCTTTAATATTATTACGTTTCACTTTTTTGAAGTCTTTCGCTTCTGAAAAAGCCACATCACACCGACAATTAGTGCCACCTGAACCAGTGATCTCTGGACAATCACTGACATCCCAACTACTATAAGTCACTAAGTTTTCCATTTTTTCTCCTTTGGTTTAAAGTTTCATAAACCAGTATAAGGATAAAATATAAAAAAGTCAAGATATTTATAAATATACTGTGACTCTAAAAAACAATTGTAATGACTATATTAGCAATAGCACTACTGGCCATAAAAAATGCAATGTATTTTATTGTGTTAACAGATCCAGTGGTTTTGTCAATAAAAGACTGTTGTTTTTCGGCTATTTTTTTCAATTCTTTCATGTTTTTTTCTATTTTTTCAATATTGTTTTTATTATTGGCGACTTCTTTTACTAGACCGCCAATTGTATAATCAGGATTCCCGTTTGCCATCCCAGACAATCTCCTTAAATGTTTTATCGCTATAGTAATTGTCTTCTACTTTTATAATTACTAAATCGTCTTTATAGATATGGCGTTTTCCATTTACAACTGTATCTAAATCACAATATATACCTACAACATTATCACCATACTTTTCTATTGGATCGACATCACGCCTTATCGAATTAATATATTTTATGTAATCTCGATCTTTTTCTTTTTCAAAACCATAATCTTTTTCTATATCTTCACTTGTCACGCCCAAAAGTAGCGTTACAATTATCAAAGATAGTATTATTTTATTCATTCAAACCTCCTTAAGGTCTACAACTATAACTGTTATCTATTATTGGTATAAAGTAATAATTAACCGAGTCAGTATTTGTATAAGTATCGTTATAATAATACCTTATACCACCACAGACAGTATCTATAATATTGCCGTTAGAATTTGTTAATTTTATTTCTATTACTGAAAAAGTAATATAGTAACTCGTATCTGAAAAATAAGTCCAGGTAGAATCGGATATATTATAATGGTATTCGCTACTATCTTGAACGAACGTATCTTGCTCTATAGCGTCAATATCCAGTCTAATACTGTTATAGTATTCCCATTTACAATCGCAACTATCAGCGCAAAGCTGCAACTTAAAATCAGTGCTACAAGACTCAAAAGTTTGACAGAATATTATACCAACAAATAATAATAATAATATAAGTTTTCTCATTTAATCCTCCACGAATTTCATTGTATCCGAACCGTTTATAATGAACAGACTGTCACCAGCGAAATAGAAGCCATTGATAAAATCGCCGTTTGTTCCGATTTTAAGCGAATCTTCCAGAAAAACCCCGCCGTTTACCTGTAATGCTATATCAGCGTCTAAGGTATCTGAATCATCGCAATTTATAGAAAAATGTCCCGGGTTGACACTATCGTAAAAAGCTGTTGTATAAGCTCCTGTAATATCGACATTATTCCCAAAAACGAAATTCCAGCCACCAGAGCAAGAATTTTGTGAACCGCCCAAAATTGCTGAATAGTCTCCTGTAATTGTATTTTGTTCTCCTGCACCTATAATTGATTTGTAGCTATTTATTGTGTTATCATATCCACCTGCAATTGTCGAAAATGTATATGAACCAGATATAGTATTATCTTTGCCACCGCAAATCGTATGATAGCCATCCGCATTAATAGTATTGTTCCGCCCACCGCCAATTGTGCAGTGGTCAGATTTTCTTTTAATAAGATTACTCTGCCCCCCTGCAATAGTTGAGTAATAGCAGGCATTATTGTTTGCATCGTTTATAATTCTATTATAAAATCCACCTCCAATAGTCGAATAATCAGCATTGTCAGCATCGTCATAACCTGAAATTTCGTTATAATATCCGCCTGAAATAACTGAATAATCAGCAAATGCGTTTGTTATGCTGTTATTATCGCCTAATACTATACAATCCGGCGCATTAGCTGTTTGCCCGTTTGAAAACGTCCCGTTTTCCGAATAGCCCAATAGTGTAGTACCGCCGCCGCCACCAAGAGAATCCGCAAGGGTATAGCCGATATTTCCTGAACCGTCGATTGTTAGAATTGAATCGCCGTAATTGGCAATTATAGAATCGATAGTTAATATACCTGTATTATAAAAATTCCAGCTTGCAACATCTATCGAATCGGTATAATCTAAATCAGTTGTAAGAGTATACGCACTTAAAGAGTCTCTTAAAGCGTTTGTTACTGTAGTATCTGAATATGAATTAAGTGAATCAGCTACTATGAAACTGTCAATAGTCCAAATCGTACCGTCCCAAATAAGCCCCTGTCCTGTTTTCGCTTGTCTTACATCAGTATCGTCTAAATCATCCAGCACGTTAATACCAGGATAACCGCCAACTTGTGCAAAAACATAAGCACATAATAGAAAAATAATTATTTTTTTCATTGCTCTCCTATTGTTGTATTAAACCCTTTGTTTTCTGAATATAAATTAAAACTCCAGCCGGATTTTTGTTAGTTGAATTTTCCCAATCCTGAACCGTGTCACTATCTTTAACATATACCTTTTCTCCAACATTAGATTGTGTTAAATTCTCAACATTTAGTTCTACTATACTTTGTAAAATAACATTACAATATAAATCTCCGTTAGCACCTCCACTGTTGTCAACCTCTTCGCCGGCAACACCTAATACACGTTTATTATTTGAATCTGAAGCATCTTCTAAATAACCACTAGAATCTATTTGCACTAAACTACCTGAATAAATATGAACCCCCGCCGCTACAGGAAAACCAGGTATTCTCTTACCAGCTAAAACTAATTCTTTTAATGTGAACCCCTTTCTAGTAAAAGTCCTCTTATTACTCATAACCACACCTCGTTACCATACAGGTCTCAAAAGCCTCTAAATAATCTGCAATAGTTTCATCACCTTCTATTCCAAAATATAAATATTCATATATTATATTAAGTAGTTCTACTTTTGCAAAATCATCTTCCCGAACCCAAATTGCATCATCAGGAAGCCATAATTCATATGTATTTAATACTTGTACTATCGCATCAAGTAAGGTTTGATATTGCGATTGACAAGAGCCACAATAACATTCACTATCTACCGGACTGTCAGAATAAAACCACCCTGAACCGCCGCCCTGTGTGTATAATTCACCGATAATGCATTGCAATAATTCGTTATTAATATTGGGGTTTGATAAATTTACAGCTTTCAAATCTGTAACTAAACGCTTATCATAATCTGAATTTAATTCTAGAATACAATATGATCTATCAAATAATCGAACAAAATCTTCAGGGAGTGTATAAAAAGCCGTTGTAGGGGCGTGTAGCAACTCCCGCCGTTTACCTAACACTCGAAGTAGCTTTGCAGCTATACGCCGCCCCAAATCCTCGTGATAGACTTCTGAAGGGATATTATAAGTATAAGAATTTACTGTTTTATCAACACCAGCAGTTGCCATAATACCGAAACTAGATTTTACAATAATCTTATCGGCGTAATTATCCCAAACACCACGAGTTAGTTTTCTATTAGGTTCACGTTTTGTATCTTCTGTACTGCCTTTATAAGAATGAGATGTTAAGTGTATCTTACCTCTATCAATACCGGCATAACGTGGTCTAAAAAATAGTTGGTCTTTATTGTTAGCTCGTGCTATGAACCATGCTGAAAAACCCCAGCGGGCAAGATTAGTTAGAATATCACTACAACTTGTTTCATCAGACGCTATATTAACTTCAGGATAGTATAATTGCGTAATAGGTTGGTGACGTGCAAAAACTAATTGATTATCATAGGTTATTGCTATAATAATACTACCATTTTTATCACGCCCCAAAGCTACACGCTCGAAATCAACACCAAAACCATAAGCATATTTTAATTCCATTTTCCAATTATAACATTTCAACGCTAATTCATCACTACTATAATACCATATTTCTAATTCGTTTCTACTATTATATCGAAATATAGGCTTCACAGGCATATCACTTGGTATTTCTTCAACCTGTACTGCACGATAAAAGTCCAATCCTAAACTAGTATAAGGATCATCTACTTCGATTCCAGAACCACCAACATCTGTAGCGGAAAGTATCACCTTGTTTTGTCCGGTAGGATGTTCGTACCACACAGGATATTTCCGATAGTGCGTTTCAGTTGATTCACCAGGTGCATCAATAGGATAGTCGTCACCGTCCTTAAGATGAGGCCCTATTAATCTTATTTTATCAACTCTTTCCATGAATGCCGGTCTACTTCCTTCATAAAAGTCTATATCAAAATACATACTTGAAACAGAACCATATGAACCCGTTTCGGGACTTGTAAAAGAATATAAATGCCTTCTATCACCCATAAGTAATAGCACTCTATTATAACCTTTTTTGTAAATAAATTCCATTTTTTCATCACCATTATAAAGTGATTCCGATATTGTTAATTCTGCTTCTGAATTATAGTTATCAGTTGTAGTATCATCCCAAGGAACAAACCATAATTTATCGGACGAATCTTCATCAGCATAATAATGTATTATAGAAAAAGGTTCATTTATTCCAAATGTTTCTAAAGTATAGCGATCATGATTAATAGCATCAGCTTCTGGTATAAAAACTGCACTATAATTATCGTAACTGCCGTAAGGTAAATCCATAAACCAAGGCATTTTATTTGTATCATATATTGTTGTATCAGTATCACCAGGAGCTTCAGTAGCCATAATATCAGCTAAGTTAACCTGTATTTCTGGATAAGAAGCATACGTTGATGAAAAAACCGATTCACCTAAAGCATTGCTATGTATGAATTTAGAGGGTGTTGATGAAAACCGTTCTGAAGTAGCACTATCATCATCTAATGTAATTTTATACCAATAACTCGGTGTAGTTCGTTGTCCAACCTTAAAATAAAATTCCTGTACACCTTCATTATTAAAAGACCATGTTATTATTTTGGCATTCTCCACACTTGACCTATGAAAATGATCGAATTTTGTTAAATGACTTGGAATTAAAGGAATATCAAAATAACCTCCACCTTCTACTAATGGTACAACCCAATTAATCAGACCAAGTTCTAATTCATCAATAGAAGATCCATCTATAAAAGGAAATTTATCAACTATTTGTAATATCATTTCTCTAAGAGAAATCAATGGATACAAATCTAAATGTGATACTAACATACTATTCAATAAACTATCAAGGGCTAATAGTTGTACTGTTGTTCTATTATCATAAATATCTTCTGTAAAAAGCTTCATTTCCATATGACCAACAAATACAGCAACATTTTTAGTATCTTCTTCTATTAACTCTATAAAATCAACATAACTACTAACCTCACCCGTTATAAAACTATCATCTAATCCTAGATTTTCACGTAAGTTATTTAAACCGTGTTCAGCAAAAATCCATACCTTAGCAACAATAATAGATCCATGTTCAGTTTCAAAAAATGGTGTAAAAATACCAAAACGGCGTTCAATAGCCGCCTCTTCAACCTCTCCCAATATTAGCGGTGCGATAATATCAACGTCTAAGCTCTGCGAACTGTCATTTGCCAATGTTAATTGTACATTTGACATAGTAAATTTATTGTTATTATCTTCTACTTTTATAGAGAAATTTGATATCGAATTAAAACCATTCCCTACTAAATTATAATCGTGTTCGCTTGCAGTATAATAATTCTCCACTAAATTTGTAGCAGGATTCCATTTTTTTACTTTAACAAATATATAATTTATCAACTTCTATTCCTTGTTAAAAAGTATGGTATTTCAATATAATTAGTTGTCTCAAATATAATAGTACCAGTACAAGATTCATTCGCAACGTGCTCCAAGGATATTGTACCAATAGGTGCAACCTCAAAACTCTTTTCTTGACCCACAGCATCCCAATCCATACTAGAATCGTAATTTAGAATAAGCTCCATTTTAGAACTTAATCTACCAGCAGCTGAAAATAACTTTTTGTGTTTTTCTAAATATAATAACATTTCTGTATCACCAATACTCTCTAAAACGCCGCCTGTTACAGTACCTACAGTCAAAACCTGAAAATCTAAAGCAAATCTAAAAATATACTGAGAATCATTTTGTATTAATGTGCCTTTACTATTTTCACGATGCGCAATTCCACGTTGATCTTGAAAACTATAATTAAAAATAGCAGGATAATCAAATTCGTGAATATAATTGTCACGGGCTAAAAAAGTCACCCCCCCATCTGGTGAATCTTCTGGTATATCGTACAATTTTATTGCAGGAGTATATTGAGTACCTCTTCTATGATAAGTTCCTAACATTATTCCTTCCTAAATAAACTATAATCTTGTTCTACCTGGTTAAAAATCCTATCTTGTAATTGTAGTGCAGTATGCCTGTCCGATACTATAGGGCCGTTCAAGTTATTTTCTATCGTTATACCAGAACCGCCCCTAACATCATTAGGTTTCCTAACATTCATTTCTAATGCTTCACCACTAGATAAACCTATATTACCAATCTTGAAACTATCATTAGGAAAACCTGGAGGTACTACAAACTCAGTACCGCCGGCAAATCCTGTTATAGAACCACCGCCAGAAAAACCTAAAATTGAGGGCAAAAGCCCACTAAGGGAAGTCGCTGCACCGCCACTCACCACTGAAATTAAAAGTTGCAATCCTGTATTAAGAGCAAGTTTTAATAACTTTTTATCTAAGTTATCTAACATATCATTCAGGTTATCAGTACCGTCCACTAAATCATCAATAGCAGTACCTACTAAATTATCGGCTAAACTACCTAATTGAGTAAAGGTTTCTGTACCAATTTCTTTTATTTTTTCCAAATTTTCAGGCGTTTCACCTACATCAATTTCCATATCTACCGTTTCAGGTTCTTCTGTGACAGGCAGATCTATTCCATCAGCATCATCACGTTCCATCAATGAGATTCTAACAGACTTTTCTAGTATATCATTCACCCTTTTTTTGAAGCCCTTTCCAAAATTATCTCCAGTTTTTTCTCCAGCTTTTTTCACTGGTTCGGCCACATCAGTCACAATATTAGCGATCTCGTCTATACCTTCGGCGAACGGTTTTATATAAGCGTCTTTTAATCCTTTTCCGAATTGCTTTGCTGTATCAGCAACATATTTTTTGTTTCTATCAAAAACTTTTTTCATTCGGTCACCAACACCAGAAAAACCTTCTTTTAAGTTAGATGTCATATCAGTAAAAGCCTGTTTTACTTTTCCAAATTGCCCTGTAGCAATATAATAGAATATCTTCCCAAAGTCAACAGCTGATTGTATTATAGTATCGAACACCTTTTTTATAATAGTACCTAATTCTTGAAACGTTTTTGTAAGTACTAACGAACCTTCACCTACATTTTTTGCCAAATCAGACCAACTCTTAATTGTTTGCTTAAAATATCCTACTACAAATTTGACAAAAGTCCCAATTACTGTTCCTATAACTTTAATCACTTTTGTTATTGTATCTCTGTTCTTTTCTATAAAATCAATTGTATTTATAAGTATAGGTTGTAATTGGTCTATAAAGACTTCGGCCAAAACCTTTATAAAATCTCCGAAATCTTCTTTTAAGTCACCTACTAAGTTACTAAACTGTTGCAGTTTACCAGCTCCCGCCTCCGTTTCTGCCTGTGCAATCTTGAACCCCTCTGCAGATTTTCTCTGTAATATCGCCATAGCTTCAGTTTCATTTTTCGCTGTCCTAAGTTCAGGAATATAACGTTTTAACGTATTAAAATCGCCCTGTCGAGCGTTCATAATTCCTTTAATGGCTTGCTTTTGTTGTAATCCAGCTCCTTCATATGCTTTACTAAGACCAATTATCATTTCTGTAGTATCATTAATAGAACCCCGTTCTTCTCCCATACCAGCAAGCGTTTTCTGTATTTGCAATACCTGCTCATCACCTAACGTCGTTACACGTTGAATCTGAGAAGCATATTCTTTATATTCTTGAATATTATCATCTAATCCCCTTGCACGTAAAGCAGCAGTCAGATTATTTTCGGCTTTTTCCTGTTCGTTCGATAAAGAAACCCACTCACTCGTCACATTAATTGCTGCTTGTATCCCTTGTACAGCAGCACCAATAGCCAAAGTGTAACCACCGAGAGCAGCACCGACTCCACTAACTCCCTTTTTCTGTTTGCCCATCGAAGAACCCATTTTTTTCTGGGCGGACGTTGTCTGTTTGATTTCCTTTTCAAGGTGATCCATATCGCTAGAAAGGGCTTTCAGGTCTTGACCGCCAGACTTTTCCGCTTTATCTATTATTGAAATGAGCTTCTTTAATTGTCTATTAGCGTCACCCAATTCTACATTAACCTTCAGTTTTACACTACCAGCAGCCATTATAATAACCCTTTCCTTTTTAGGCGTTCTTTTCTGCGTTGTTCTGCTAAATGCCTTGAAACATTATACTTATAATTAGGATTAAGTTTTTTAATTTGTGTTAGAATGTTTTTTCTGTCTTGCTTTTCCATATAAGGAATGCTCGGTGAATACAATTTTATTAAATCCTTCCTTAATCCAAATTTTATTGCTTTAAGAACGTTATACCAATGATATGAACCGCTATACAACTTATCCGCAGCAATCCAATCACCGTCAGTCGCCCAAATTATTTGTTCTGAGAATCTAAATTGAGATTTTTCATGATTTTGTCTAAGTCTTTTGATAAGATTTTCTCTATCGCCTTGTTCTGAATCATGCTCAGAGCCCTGTCCTGAGTAGCCCGCAATAGAGGCGAATACCCGACCCAGCTCTGATTCTTTTTGAAAAAATCCGCCACCACCTCTTCCAAAACATCTGGTTTCGGTAGTTTCTTAGACCAAAATTCTTTTAATTCATTCATAGCCTCAGCTGAAAAGTGATCTTGCTCTACAGGAACTAAGATAACAGAAAGAAATTCTACCAATTCATCACCAGAATTAAAAGATAACATCACACTATTAACTTTATCTTCTACCATACTAGAATATTGTTTTGCAAATTGCACTAACGCATTTCGAGCAAAATCAAAGTGCTGGGGGGTTATTAACTCCCCCAGTACCTCAAACTCTCTTCCATTTATTTTATATACCTTGTTTTCCATTTAATCACTCGGTGAATATTCTAAGTTGCCTAGCGTCATATTGCTGTCAGCAACAAATGTTTTCGGGGTTAACAACTGGTCGCCTATCATGATATAATTGTCATTGCCTTTTAGTGTTGTTATTTCTACAACACCACTTGAGTTTGACGTGTAAGTTGTTAAATAGAACGGGTCACTAGCATTTGTTCCTGCAAATATAGACCCACCTGTTCCCTCAAACATCGTACTAGAATAATGTTTCACTGTTTGACCGTCATTGGGCTGTCCATTTGCGTTGACAAGTGTGAAAGTTATTGTTACTGTAGAGTCGCTCGGTGAGGTGGTCATACGTCCACTAATAGCTAATGTATCGGATGTACTATCAAAATTAGCAGTACTAAAACGTATCCACCCATTGTCACCGACGTTATAACCTGATTTCACAAAATAAACCCGCTCATAACTATCACCACGAAAAGCATCACTTGCTTCTACTCTACCTTCGGTATCAGTATAAAGCGAGTCTACTACAGTCGTACCATCATCGTCATATCTAATAACGAGCACGCTTTCAACATTAGCATAGGTATATTCCCACGGATTAGCCGACTTGTCAAGTTCATAAACGTTAAACTGATATATTCCTTGAGTAAAGGCTAAACCAGTCAAGAGTAGTATTAATATAATTTTCTTCATTTTATCTCCTATTATGCTATTATTGAACTCATATCAACGTATTCTTCTGTGACGTCAATACCAGAAGCATTGTCAGGACTTATATCACGGATTGAACTACCACTAGTATCACGCCCTAAGTGTATCTCGAAAGGATATGTTAGTGTACCGCCGTCCTCTGCAAAAGAACGAGTGCCACTACCAACAACCTTGACAGATTTCCAATATTCACCGCCGTTATGCGCCAAACTTGCAACCTCATCCCAAGATTCATCTTCATCTAAAAACAAGAATATTGCTTCAGCTTCAAAACCTTTTTCATCGTCAGGAATATCAGTTGTTGCACTTCCCAAATAATCTGCGATATACCCCTTCTGACAGGATTTCACAACGTTTGTACCAATGAGTGCGTTTACTGTCATGCTGTTATCCTCACCCTGCACAAACGTCTTTATTGGAATCTTACTATTGTTTGCGTTTCTTTTTGTTATTGTGGCTTCCTTGTTTATGTCAGCAGTGGATATTAGGCCAACTTTTGCGAAATTGTCGCTTGAACCGCCTGCCAATTCTCCCAAAGACGTTGTGTCGTTGCTTGCCTTTAAGAAAAGTGCAATATTCGCACCGTTTGAATCCGAACCAGTCATCGAGCTGGTAGGTGTTACTAACATATTATGCCTCCTCTATTATACTAGAGTTTAATTTTACTGTACCTTCTAATATAAATTCTAACCCCCAAAACTGACCTTGACCAGTGCCATCGTAAATTGTTAGAGGTGTTATATTAGAATTTTGTTGTATTGTTATCTTTCCAAAATTAGTTGTTATTGCACCATTCAAATACTGCATTAACCTTGTAAGTATTTTAAGTGCATATTTTCTATTAGCTGCTTCCTTGTTATAAATAGCAGAAAATATCTGTATAGATAATCTAGGTTTGAATTCTAGATTATACTTACTATTATTTGCTATATAACTAATCGGTGATTGTCCAAAATCAATGAAGACAATTCTACCTTTATTACTGTAAGACTGTAACAGAAACTCAAGTGTACTCTCAGTGCTAATATCGATAGTATCAGTAATCTCAGTTATAGCTTCCAAACCTCGCAGATATTCTCTAAGTTCAATTAGTCCTTCATTTATAAATTCATCTGTCAATCTATCCACCTCACTCTGTCACGCATTATTTGTTGTACCTTTGTATCAAAATTATCAGGTAATATCATAAATTCACGTTTTGGTATTCTAATAGTATGCGGTTTTGTAAACTTAACCTGAGGCGGATAACTACCATCCTTTTTCAACCATCGCACTTCACGTCCACCTTGAGACCCTACTACAATATAAGGAGTTCCGCCTGGATGATTAATTGTACCGCCGTAGTTGTGAATAGCTGCATACTCAATATTATTAACAAGCTCTATACCATCGGATGTACGATTAAAATCGGTAGCATCTCGTAAAGTACCATCATCTTGTAATGTTTTACCATAACGTCCTTTCTTTTTACCTTGACCTTTTGCACGCTTCGATTTTTTCCACTTATTGGGGCGCCCCCCAGCCCTAAAATTCTTGCGAATCTCGGAAACTGCACTTTGTCCTATAGCATCTTTTACATCGTTGTCAAGTAGATTAAATATTCGAAACTCTTTATTGAGTTGAATGTCAATATCAAAGTTTAGGGGCACTATAGCCTCCACTTACAGATATAATAGTATTTTGTTTCTTTAATAGCTGGCTCTTAAGTCTATCTATAGCTTGATTTACAACGTCTAACCTTGTCGGGTCAAAATTATTGACCTCAATAATTGACCGCAAAACCATATAACATTGCAATTGTTTTAGTGTAGTCTTAATCCAACTATCATCTGGCAAACTCTCAATATCTGTATCATCTTCGTACCAATTACGCAACTTGTAAAGCTCTGTTTCTAACATACTATTAGCATCAGATGTTGTAATAGTATTGTAGTCATCATCTCCAATACTGAACTTCATTCCAGAAGCTTGCAAGTAAAGCTGTAATTCTGTTACAGTTGCTAAACTCATCGAGACCTCACTAATTGTAAGTCTATACGCACCCAGCCTGTATTACTCCGTGTTATAAAACGAATCTTAGAGTAGGAAAAGTTTTCAATATACTTAATCCACGTACCCCAATCTTCGTTTTTATCCCACTGAACAATATGCCAATAAAAGCCGTTACTATAACCATATACATCTATTATAGCAGTATTAGAAGGGCTCTCTTGGTATGTATATCCACTATCAAGAGTAGAATCACTTATACAAGCTGCTACATATATTCTAGAGGGTCTTATACCAGTATCTTCTAACAAGTTAGTACTATAATCTGTAGTATCTACGCTTGTTGCTGTATCGATATCTACTATATTAACTAAACTGTCACTATAGTAAGCTATATCTTGCTGTGCAAATATACAAGCCGATAGTACTAATATTATTATAGTTAATCGTTTCATTTTACCTCACATCTACCAGTGTCTCCGGCGTTGCGTATTTCCAGAGTATTAAAATAGAATCATTTGCTGCTGTTGAAAAAGAATCAGCATATGATTGCCATATATCTATTCTAGAATCATACCAAACTAAAGAATCTGAAATAACGTTCGCTGAACCAGTAATATAAGACAACTCAATTATAGAATCGACTTCTAAATATTCTATTTTTAGTGAATCGAAGTCCACACTCATTGAATATGCCTTACAATCACTACCATAATTAACAAGCGAATCGGCTATAACGTCTGCTGTACCAGTAATATAGGATAAACCCGTTATAGAGTCGATTGCAACCTTTCCGAATGAGCCATTAGTGATATCTGCGTATGTAATATAACTAGAATCTACAATAGACTTCGCTATATCGATTGAATCAGCTTCTAAATTCGTAATATCATATATTCTCGGTGCACGCAAACCGTTAGGAACATAGAGACTGTCTATTTCAGAGTAAGTCTCTACCTTCCAATATTCCTGATAGTTATACCAATTCTGACTATAACTTACAATCGCAAGAAATAGTAAGAATATTATTATAAATTTTCTCATTTATTTATCTCCTGTAATATCGTTTCATATCTGTCTTTCCATAAATGGTCTTCTGGAATATCTATAGAGTGTTCTTCACAAAAGTCTATCATAGAATCTCGGTCATCATTTATGATAGACTCTAATTTCTCTTTTGTAAATAAATCACAACTACAGTATTCACATATTAACTGACCTTCATGAACCGTTTTGTTATCAGCCCAGTGTTGCCACGTCGAATACTGGGCGTCGGTGGGGGAAATCACATCCCCCACTTTTCGCCTTAAATGTGGATACAAAACCCGAATCACGACAATACCTTTAATGTAACGTGATTTGGTTTATAAGTTGAAAGGATACCCTCATATCCTACCATAGTATAAACCTCTGGCCTACGTCTATCAGGATTCTTATCTGTGAATGCATAATAACCATAACCAGGGGCTTCTTCTGAACCAGCCCAAACGTTGCGAGTTGCGAGCCACTGGGTATACTTGTCACTCAATTCTACAACCACTTTATCATAATCAATTAGTGGTTTCGAAGTGACTACTCTTGCACCCTTATTTACTGTACCTGAGCCATTGATATCTGCTGTAATGGTATTACTAGAAACATTTGTTATCTGACCATCATATTCTTCTCTTGTAGTCGGATTTTCAACCGTAAAATAGTCTCCAACTGCAAAAGAACTGGCATCGTTGACATCAAAAGTTCCAGAACTACCAAGTGTTATCGAGCTGGTAGTTTCTGCAGTCAAATAATAGTGTGTTCTTGCAGGTAATATAGGAATATCTATTCCAGGAATACCTTCCATAATATTTTCCTTAGTAATAGTACGATAACCGTGTTGATTGAATATGGCTTTAATTTCGGCGTCTCCTGCAAGAGCTTTCAAAACCAATTCAGGCACGTAAATTGCCGTAATATTTCTATGTAATCTATTCTTAATATAGAATACTAGAGACCTAAGATTAGATACAATTTTAGCATTAGCTTCATCCCAATAATAATCGCTTGCATCTACATCAAATGCAAAATCACCCGTCAGAGTACTGGCATCGGTGAACGTACCCGAAGCACCGCTCTCTAAAGACAGGTAATACCTACTATCTGTAGCAGAACCCCAAATACCCGACTCGCTAATATAGGTGCCGTTCGAGTCAATACTGAGTGAATTATTATTTATTAACTGTCTTACGATATCAGCTCTACGGAACTCCAAATCTTGCTTGCCTTGCTGAATACTAGCAGCAATCCAATCAGCATAACTCTTGTCCTGTAACGGCGCTCTCATATCTGCCAAGCGTTCCAGGTCCTTTTTCGTGAACAAAAACTGCTCTGCAAAACTTAGTTCCCTACCATAACGTATCAGGTCATAACCGTGTAGCGTTCCTGTAACGACATCTCCGCCATTATATGCTGCCATGAGACCACCACTCGATTTCATAACTAGCTGGGCGTTTCCTCCGCCTTCACTAGGTATTGAGTAGGGCAGGAATTTATCCGAAAAACTCATCAAATTATTGAGTGTCTTCAGCGGTTTATCCTGCAAAATCTCACTCATTACCTTCGTACTAAAGGCATCCGATTCTAGTAATCTATTTATAAAACCAAAAGCTTCCATTATTTTTCTCCTTATCTATCCAAATCAATCTGGATGTTCTTAGTACCGTATGTTGGAATAACACTCCAGTCATACAGCTGTTTTAGTTCACTTGGCATGTTATCATAACTTATTACTGTACCAAGACCATAAGCTTCAACTGTAAAATCATTCTGCTTATTTTCACACTCTTCGGTGGTGATTTCTCTTGTCAATAGTACAGCTTCCTGCCAAATATTAGCACCATCGATACCGCCTGGAAGTATAATATCCTCGTCAGCAGGGTCATCACTGAAGGCCCCGCTAAGTGTGATATCAGTTCCTGAAACACTTGACACGGCCTTCGATTCACTGTAAACTTTTCCAGTAGTGTAGGGTGATTCATCTGTTCCACTCTTATCAAAATAACAAATCTTCTGTGAACCGCTATTACTAGAAAGCCATCTTTCATTTAGTGGGTCTGAATCTGTATCGGATGTGGGATCTACTCGTGTAGCCTGTGCTGCACTGTCCAAAGTGACAGTAGTACCAGAACCACCAGAATCAACCTTACCGATTTCAATTAGTGGAATATACCTTCCATTAGAGTCCGGTACTGCAATACTATACGCTGGTACATTTCTTATAATTGCTTTATGGTTAATTTGTGCACCAACTTTACGCCCACGCTCCAAAACGGGGTTGGATAGTGGGGCTGCCTTATCCTGTCTTCTCATTAGAGCCATTATTTATCTCCTTTTATTCCTGACTGTTTCTTCATATAAGATACCATATCGTTTTTGTTATTTCCTTGAATTGATTTATCTAAATCAGCTATTGGAATATTACTTATAGAATTCAATACTGACATAGCTTTATCGAATTCAAGCTCTTTCATTGCGCTCTTCATACTGTCCGATTCATCAGGCACAATCTGACCGTTTTTCACAAGCTCATCAATCTTGCTTGTGATCTTTTCAAATTCAAGTTCTTTTTCTTTCTTCTCATAATCCTCTAGCTTTTTCTCAAGCTCTGTAGTTGTCTCTTTAGCTTCTTCAAGCTTTTTTTCCAAGTCCGCAATTTTAGTATCACGTTCCTGAATAACTTTTTCAAAATCCATATTTTCCTCTTCCTTAAAATTGTGTTTTTGTAATGGTATTACACTATTTTCTGCATAATGCAATGGTGCAATAGCATTCAAAACCGTTTTTACTATATTATTAAATTTGTTATTGTTCAACTCCATAACGTGCGAATCAAGCCAACTCAAATGTGGCTCGTTTGTTAATGTCACGTGGTTAATATAAAGTCCACTCACTTTTTCACCTGTAGCAGGAATTTCATAATCTGTCAACTCGTACAATCCTGCACTTATACCGTCTATCTCTTTCGTTTGCAGCCTATTAGCAATTTCTTTATTACGGACTTCCAGCTTCATCCACAAACCAGGTGAAACTTTTTCATGCTGGAAGACAATCCTGCTATCAATTACAAATCCCACGCCTTTTTTAGTTTTGACCTCATTATCACCACTATGAATTCCAACTAATATAGTTGGTTTATCGCCATAAGATGCTAGTTTCTTATACATCTTGTCAATATTGTTAAGGTCTTCTAGTTTTAGATCTATCTTCCTGCCCTTAAAATAAAACTCACCTAAAGGCAATACATGAAACCACGCTACAAAAGGTTCAAAACCTACAGTTTCATCTATTTCAAAAATCATTCGTTCCATATATCTCCTAAAATATTAATGCACCTAAAAGAAAGCTGATTGTCATACTAGAAAACAATACTATAATACCAGTTCTCTTAAGCTTTTTTTGCTCTTCCTGTTGCTCGTGTATCTGAGCCATTTCATAGAATTCCATTATTGTCATCGGCTCGGCAATACTAACCTCCTGTTTTGGTTTTTTCTTATATTTCGGTTTATGTGAATTAAACATTATTTTCTATCACTTTACTAAGTTCAAGATATTCTACAATATACTTATCTTTTATTTCCTGCATTGGAATACTAGTCATTTCTTCTATCCATTGTTTGCCAACATTACCGCTAAATCCCTTGTCAGGCGGCAGTTGCTGCTTCGGGGGGTTCTCTCCAATATCCTTATAATCATTAGCTGTAACATCAATAGTGTAACAACGGCAATTGAAACCATTAGGTGGATACCAGTTATTCCAATAATCATGTTTCACTGGATAAATAGTACCGTCTTGCGCAAAATGGCTTGGTCTAGTCCTATCGTCTCCGACTGCACAATATTGCAAAGCCGGCAAAACCTTATTGACAAAATCAGATTGACGTGCAGCCCAATTACCAGAATTATAAGCATTTGCTATATTAGTACGATATACTGTATTAAGGTAATGGTCTTTTTGTGTATTCATGCCTAGGCTTGGAATAAGTTCATTCTTAACCGACTCTCTCCAAGCTTTTTTGGACATTCCCTTATCTATTGCTGTAGTAAGACTTCGCTTAAATCTATTAGCAACAGTCTTGCTATTCGCAATAGCTAAACTAAAAGCTCTGGTCTCTGTATATTCTAAAAGCTCATTATATAATTCGTATTCAAGACCTATCTGACTTCTGAATATATCAATAACCTGTTCCGGTTTTTTATTATACCATTTATCTATCTCTACTTTAGCTAAATTAATCTTCTCGAGATTTGTTTCGCTTGCTCTTACAGCATGTTCTTGTACATCTCGAAGCCCTGAAAGGAAAACAACTAATAGAATAGTATTCCACTGGTCGGCGATTGTTGCCTGAATGCTCCTTGGTATCTCTAACTCGGCATTCTGTGGATTATTCTTATATTTACTGTAATATTTTCCTGAATTATCATTCAACCAATCCTCAAGGGGGCTATACGCTTTCCTGACAAGCCCCGCCTTGTTTTTCTTGAAAATATCTTCTAGTTTCTCATCTCGGAGAGTTGCCCTTCTTTGGTTCACTCGCTGTATGTTTGTCAACTTCTCTTTTTTAGAAGATAATTCTATTTTAGTAAACTCAGAATTACCTACAATAGGTATATCAAGCTTTTCTAAAATATCGTTCGGATCTATTGGAACATTATAAGTTGGACTCTGTATTAGCTTATCTAAAATCTGCTTATAAAGAATATCTGACTTGTCACCAAAACTTGAATGGCTTATCTGTATCGGCCTTGCACTCTTACCAAAGTTAATTAAACTAAGACTCCACAAAATTCCATAAGTAGTATTCGTTATTTCTCTGAAAAACTCATTCGCTATCCCATCTAAAAATTGAGAGCGTATATTATTTTGTGTTTGTGAAAGTGCAAAACTACCACCTTTGGAGTCGCCAGCACTCATAAGTGAATCAGGCATCAATAAAGCCTTCTGAATCATGCGATCTAAAATGTTAATCGGCTCTAAGAACGTCGCTCCTCTATCCTGTTGTATTACTTCATTAAATTCCCATGATAGCTCTTCATCACGAGTAGCTGGAGTGATAACATATTTTTCCGTGTGAATATTATCAGCAATTTCTCTTGCACTTTCAAGATTCGCATCCTTACGCTCTGACTCATTATCTGTATCATAAACCTTTGGGTTAGGTGGATACTCTATATGCATAAGTGGGGTACCACGCTGTTCATAAAATTGTGCCATTGACGTTATTAGAATGTTTTTATAGAACCACGCTCTATGTGCACCTCGAAGTAACGAATCACCCCTTGGGTTCTGGTAACTTGCCTTATATGCACTCCAAAATGATTTATAAAGTGGAATTTCAGCCTGGTCAACCCTAAAACCAACTAACTCACCATTATAATAAAGCGGTTTTACTTGATTAAGATTGCGAACATCTCGAAACTCACTAAAACCCCAATATTTATCCTTATCGTAAATCACTTCTCTAAAATTATAACCGTATATTAAACAATCAATATAAAGATTAACTAAATCACTGTAATAGTATGATAATTGACTTTCAATAAAATCCTTCTGCCGTGCATTGTCACAATCGATTGTTATATTAGCACTCTGCAAGGCAAGGCGAATAGAGTTAATCGCCGTTTGAATAGAATCGTCTTCTAACATTCTATTAACCTCGGATATGCTTAACCGTTTGCCTAAATTAGTATATTTTTCTATTAATGTCTTTTTAAGAGCGTCCAAACGAATTTTATTTAAGTCTTTTTTTGATGTCATTGCCATAAAATACCTTTTTGTCAAGTTGCAAAAATTCTGTGTATGTCTTTATTATAATTAGTTTTATGAAAAATTTGACCTTTTATGCTTACCGTAGGTATCATATCAGTAAAATACTCCGTTGTCAACCGTGCTTCGATACTTGCGATTGCGTTTTCCTGTGATAATCTTATTACTCACAGGTTTATGATTATTTAAGTGTTTATATGCTATACTAATCGAATCTAAAATATCGTCATGAATCCATTTCTTATAATCATAACCTAAACCAGCCAATTCATTTATAACTTCATTACGATTGTTGAAAGGCTTTATTATAAAATTATGTGAGTTAACAAGAGCCTGTATAGGTGCAGAAAATTCAAGTTTATTACCCGTTCTCTTGCGCTTTTCAGGATATACCCTATATTTAGGTAGCCTTTCTTTTATAGATTGATATATCGGTAATCCAACGCCTACAGCTTCGATTACTATGTCAGTATTATAGCCATCTTCTCTTGCTGTATTCATGATAATCTGTTCCAATTTAGGAGCTTCCCAGCGTCCACGAATCATATCAAGCATTATTAGTTTATCATTCTTTTTACCAAATAAACCGCCGGTAGAGTAATCTGATGTCGGATTTTCGGTCGAGGCTACATCCCAAGAACGAATTTTTCGACCGCTATAATTATAACTATTTCCCAACTTAGCACATTCATATAAGTCGCTACTCTTGAAAAGCTGCCCCTCAAAATTCCTAAAATCAGCTTCATATTCCTGAGCGAACATATCAGGGTTCATAATTTTTCGTGCTTTGTCAATCTCTTCTTTGCTAACAAACGGGCTATTGACTGCCTTAAATAGATAGCCTTCCCAATCTTTTCCTAACTTGCCATCCAGTACATCGTAAAAAATTTTTTCTAAATGATTGCGACCTTTCGGCGATCCAATTATCAGACCACTGCCGCCCGTATCACCTGTAGCTGGATACAACGTACCAAGAGGCGTACCGTCGGCAAAATAATTACCTTGTGGATGTTTCATAGTAGCAAATTCATCTAATACAAAACTATTAACAGGACGACCTCGTAATGAATCTATCTTGTCAGCCCCCTTTATCGCTATACTGTGGTTATTACAAAGATCAATTTCTAATCTACTAGCATTGGTTTTTGATATAACATTTTTGTATAGCTTTAACATCAATTGCCATGCTATATCTCGGCCCTCCTTATAAGTTGGAGCGACATACCAATTTTTCCATTCTGGTTTACCACTACAGAGAGCACGTTCCAATAACCATATTAAACCATTGAGAGTCTTACCTATTCGGCGAGCTGCTACTACTACACTGAATCTATTACTAGAATCTACTACCTGTTTCATCTGGCCTTTCGGTTCTGGTATTTTATAATAACTGTGTTTCATAAATCTTCTATATCAGTCCTCACGACCTTAATTTCGCCTGAATGCTGATTGCGATTTATATTTTCCTGCCTCTCAATATATCCTCTGTGCTTAGCACGGCACTTTAAGAAAAACATAATACAAGATTTATCAGGTGGACGTAAATATATATCATTATCCCCTTTTTGTATTTTTATACCATCTATTAACTCAAATAGCTTATCTTCTACATAATCAATTGTAGTTTCATTTATCCGCTCGACCTCAGCCTTGAAATTCTTATCTTTTTTCTTGTAGTTGTAAAAAGTCTGAGTAGAGCAACCGATAGCCCTACAAGCTTTGGTAACGTTCCCGTGATAAACTTCTAAAGCTTCTAATAATTTTTTCTTACTTATTCTTCCCATTTTTTAATATATCAAAAGTGTAAAATTATATTTAAGTTTTATATCGTCAATATGCATTACTTAAACTCCAATAAATCATATAATTGTAAGTTCGCTTGAATCTGGATTGGTTTTGCCTTTGATATGCAATTCAGTTGTATCAACTGTAAGGTCCCCAGGCTGCTGAGCTTCAAGGTTCAAATCAGTTAAATTATTTATATCTTTTTCATTGTACTCTTCGATGTATTTTATAAATTCATCTGAAAAGCCTATAGATTTCAGTAGTTGACTTTTGTGCATTACTCAAACTCCATTCTACGATTTAAGATTAGATCTATTATATGATTTTTCATATCATTCTTAATTTCATCGTCAAAATAAATTTAACTTATTATTTTCTTTATCTATTCTTTTTTTTGCTATATTATAATAGTCTTCATTTACTTCAATTCCAATAAAATTGCGCCCTAATTCCATGCATGCTTTTCCTGTTGTTCCCGAACCCATGAAAGGATCTAAGACCGTGTGTTTTTCTCTTGAAATCATTGTTACTAAGTGTTTCATTAGAGCTAAGGGTTTTACTGTTGGATGAATATTTTTTGCTTTTTTAATTTTATTCAATCCTATATTATCTTGCAAATATTCGGTTTTATTGTTTTTAATAGCTCTTTGTGCGCCGCCTGATTGACCATATAGTCTTGTCGGCATTTCCTCAAGCCCTTGATTGCGCTCTTTTTTGCTTGCTTTCGCACAATAGAAGTATCTGGAAGCGCTATATCTATTGTCTGTTTTTTTTGTTTTTCTTGCTTTTGAAGTCTCCGGAAAAATCTCCTTAACACAATCACTACCATCGTGGATTAGATTGGCGGGGTAGCGCCCGCACTCATTTGCCTTTTCTGTTGCTTTTTTAATTTTATCCGCATGATAGTTTTTGTCTTTCATCCATGGCCCTGTCCAGCCTTCATGCGTACTTATCGCTGAATTTTTTATACTTTTTGCATAACCATTAGACATTTTTTCACCATTCAACGGCACCCTACATCCATCAACATTAATCGCTCCAACGCCCCATTTCAAACAATTGCGGGCTATAGTTTTTTCACTTATCGGTTTCCGTGCCATGCATATAGGCTCGTGGGCGGGTTTTAGGTTTGTATTCCAGCCTTCCCATTCTGATTTACCTTTACCTACTTTCCCATCATTCCCAAGTATCTTATCGGCTGCCTTGCCTATATTCCGCCCTTTCGGGAAGCCTGAGCCATAAAGCCACAATACTTGGTCTCTTATCTCAAAGCCAGCATCTTCAATTGCACATGCCAACCTGTGATATGTTCTCGCCCCGCCAAAAGCCAATAAATAGCCACCTGGTTTTAGCACTCTTAAACAGTCCTTCCATAAATCGACATTATAGGCAATTCCTGTCGAGTCCCAAGACTTACCCATAAATCCTAATTCATACGGTGGATCGGTTATAACAGCGTCAACCGAATTATCTTCTATGGTTTCCATAATATCTAAACAATCTGCATTATGAAGATTAAAATCACTCAAAATAAAATCCTGTAATCTTTTTTTTATTTTATTGCTTTACTATCTTCCCAGTACTTAGCACAAATAGCGATAGCTTGTTCTTGAGAACGGTTCTCTTTACTGACAAGATATTCTATACATCTATTCATAAAATCCGACTTTGTTTCTTTACTGTAAGGTCTAGGCATTATTCCACCACGATTGATAGTCTGCCCAGTCTAAACTGCCTTTATAAACCTGTAATAGCTTATTATAAACTTCTTTTTTATCTAAATACTTTATTACCTTTTTTGACTGTCTTCTTAATTCTGCATACTTATTATAAGTTAATATTTCGTTTTTTACCCAGTCAAACGGTTTCGCATGTATCTTGGTATGGCATTCATGGCATAACTCTATACCGTTGTCAAGATTCCACCTCATGCTAAGCGATTGTCTCGAAAATAGGTGGTGTCCGACCGTGTTGGACTGACCACACAACTCACAACGGCCTTTCCGAGTGACTATTTTTTGCCATAAGGTATCATTTTTTTTATTCATTCGTAAATATCCTCTGGCGTTACTATTTCATCTAAAAGCTCTCTTGTCAATTCTCTTATTTGACGTGCTTTTTTTAAAGAAGTTTCCCAGTCTTGCCTATCATGTGATTCTCTTAATTCTCTTATTAACCGCTCTAATTCACTACTCCGAATAGGTGTATCTTCTATTTCGCTCAAATTAAAATCTGCAAGCTCATGTCGGTATACAGAACAATTATCTAAATAGTCTTCTATGTTAGTATTTATATCCTGTATATCAAATGCAATATAATGTGATTCTGGTATTATTATATGTTCAAATATCATTTTTGCAATCCTCATAGTTATTTTGCAATTCTAACCAATATTTTGACTCAATTTCAAATATTTTTTCTAATTCTTGGGATCTATCAATATTTATAGAACTTCCTTTTAGTATATCTGTTATAACATCTCTTTTCAATAACGATATATCTCCGAGACTGCGTGAATATAAGTGACATTCCATTATAAAATCACTTATTTTTTCTAATAATACCTTTTTGGGTGTTTTACAATCACTTTTTGCTGTTCGGAATAATTTCTGTTCCAAAAAACCGGAAACAGTACTAAAACCAATTTTTAGTAAAATATTTAATAATAATCTTTTCATAACATTATATAATATAATAATATTTTTCTTTTTGTCAAGCCAAAACCAGAGGGTTAGAAATGAACCGTATAAAAAACCACCGATAGAAGAAGGAAAAACTACCGGTGGCAAGGATTCTTACTGATTAACGTAAGAAAAATTTTATAATGTTAAATATTATAGTTTTCTAAAATTTCACAACTATTACAACGTTCTATTATGTTCCAATAAGGCGGGCGCATTCTAACTCGTCTTATACCGGATTTTTTCGGTAAATAACGCATTGCTTTTCCATTTTTTACCAAAGAATAATCTTCATTTATTTCTTCTACTTCTATATCTCTTATTTTGCCAAAACCATATGCACGCTTTTTCCCTAAATACCTAATATGCTTTTTCAGTAATTTCCTTACTTCGGTTCCAGAACCATTAGCATATGCTATCATTTTGTTACATAACTGCAATGTAATTGGTATATTGTGCTCTCTATATTTGCCTTGTTTTTTGTTAGGACTCCCTTTGCAATTGTCGATATATTTTTCACGTAATTTTTTCCTAATATATCGTATATCTTCATAAACCTTGCCTTCTGGGAATAAAGCCGAAGCTTTCCAGCCCCACTCACCACCTATGTGCCACTTTTTTAACGGTAATGGTATTTCAGTTGGTTCTTCATCCCTTGTTGGAGGTTCACATTTACAATAATAAAACGCTAACGCATATGCTAGAAGCGAATCTAAGTGTATAGGTTCTCTTTTATCATAGATTAATCCTTCACCATCTAAGTGAAATGTTACTTTCATTTTCATTTTTTCCACCTTTCATTAATGTATCCTGTTGCTTTCGAAAATAAATAATTTTCATTCGCATGTGCTAAATCCATGCTTTCTTGAAAAGATTTTTTCCCTGACAAACCATATAAATATAACCCCTTTCTATAAAACCTTTTATGCCATTTTTTTATTATGTTATATAATTCATTATTAAACTTTATCTTTTTTCCACCAATCGGTGTACAAGGTAATGGTACAAAATGAGTCCACTTTATTTCTATATATATCTTACCAATATAACGTTCTATTAAATTGGCAAAATCTAAAAAATCGTCGCGGGTATCCCAAGGATAACCATATATCAGGAATAATCTAACATTTTTATATCCTTCTTTTATTAAATATTCAAAAAAGTTTTTTATTTGTTTTTTATTGAGCTTTTTATTTATTTTACATCTAGTTTTATCGGTTAAACCGTCTATACCAACACGAATTAATTGATCCTTGCCAATTTCCAGTCCTTTTCGCAATATTTGGCTGATTCTATAACTACCTGTTGCCTGATTATAACTATTATTGTTACAATACTCCATTATCTCATTGTAATATTTATATGAAGCTTCATCAGGCGCAAATAAATGAATGCGATTACTTTTACTCTTATCTGCTCTCATTATCGTTTTTAATACTGTTTTTTTATTCTTGTAACGATAAGGTACTGTGTTACCTAATTCACAAAAAGCACACCTATAGGGACAACCTCTGGCAAGCTCAATATACCAACGGGAATTATTTGTATTAGGATGATTCAAATATGGAGGGTTTTCTGGAATAGGGTCTTCAATATTAAGTTTGGGAATTGATCCATTATAATTACTACAATTTATTGTTCCAGGAAGATTACTAAAATCATAATCTTTGTTTTTTATAAAACCCTTTACTGCATTATATATCCACGTTTCACCGTCTCCTACACAAATATAATCAGCGAATGGGATTAGTGGTTTGGGGTTACAGTATGTTACGTGCCCCCCAATTATACGTATTCTTGCACGTTTAGGCATCTGAATCAATTTCCAATAATCTCTATAATAATGCACGCTAACTAATTCTAAATCATATCCCGTTTTCGCAGAATCATATGTTATAATATCAACTTCAGCGCCCGCTTCTTCAGCCCAATGTTTAATATAATATGCACCTATACTTCCAATATTATCATAAGATGTGGGTTCAACTAAACACGCAGTTATCTTTTTATTGTTATCTTTTTTTTGTAATAGTTCTTTTACTATTTCTAATTGTAAACTCAAAAAAGTTCCATTTCTCTCTTTTTTGCTTTTTCTTCGGCTTTTAATTCTTTTTGGCTTGGAAGCAAATAACACATAAATTGATACAATGGCGTGTTACAAATTGTTTTAGCCCAAGTTTTGAAATCGATCCATTTCTTCCAACCATATTTTTTCATTATACTAATAGGACAATCTAATGTTTCTAAAATCGATCGACCAAGCCCCGCTCTAATTTCTTTGTTAAGTCTTTTCCAAATTGTCAACATTTTTTTGCGATTACTACAATCCACATCTAGCATTTCAAAGCGCCAAATTACAGAATCAGTATTAACATGAGATACTAAACTGCCATGTTTTTTATAAGTTGTAGTGGCATATCCAGACCAAATATCCGGATAATTTCCATCAATTACTATATCTCTAAGTTCTTGTCTTGTCAACTTTCTAAAACCATCTCTATCACAATACCAACTGCTTTTTGTTTTTCGGTTCTTCAAGCAATGCCAGGCGTTTACACCAACTCGGTCGCTTGTTGGCGCTTGCATAAGATTTTCATTTGTAAATGAACTTTTTACTAGTTTTTTACGGTTTACAGTTTCTGTCAACCGCCCCGTGAAGGCACAAATGCCTTCACGAGGTTTTTCTGGAAGCTCTGTCTTTTCGATATGTGGTGCAATAAAATCAATTGGATGCATCTAAACCTCCAATTTCTATCAAATAGTTACGAATTTTTTCTTTATTTTTTTCCAAGTAGTCTATATATAACTTAGTACTTGGTAAATTGTTAAACTCAACTTGTACTTTACCAAAGCCACGTCTGTTAGATGCTCCGATATAGCCTTTCTTAGAAAGCTGTTTCAAAGCATAACCCAAACATGATTTTTCTAAATCTGTAATATGTTCATCACAATCTATACCGCCTGTCAACTGTACACCTTCCTTTAAGCATTCTGTATTCGCAATCATAGCATGGTTCTCACCGTCGCAATGTCCTTCATAATCATCTCGGCGTGTCAAGTATTGCCATTCTATTAATTCAGCTATTGACTTATTACCGTTATTCCATTCTAGGCAATGTGGTTTATAATCTCCGAATTCAAGACGCCCTGGAATAACACGATTTCCCAAAGCCGTCCCAAGTAGCGATACCATAGGAATCATATTACGCAATTCTACCATACCTTTCCCTTTTGTTGCACCGTTATTGCCGAGTTTTTTCCCGATTCCTTTAGCAGCTTTGCTATTATCTTCTAGAGCACCACCACTATAAAGGGCATAATGTAACCATAATTCAACTTCTGGTTCTACTTTTCCGCTATCTATACCGAGCCTATCCAAATAATCAGTTGCCAAAATATCTCTTATTTGCCCTCGCAATGCATTTCCAGCATAGAAAGGCAATTCAAGAACGTTGTTTTTATCTGTCAACACCGATTTTCTTCGAAAAAGTGTTGCGTTGCCGGCCTTTTGGTCGCTCCCGTGCGATAAGGGAGATAGGCAAGTGAATGTTATGCCAATATCGTATTCAGTTGGCTTAGGTGCTCTACCTAAATCGATATTATTTTCTGGTAATTCAATTTCAATTTCTCTCAATAAACCCAAAAATTCGGCTTTTTTTAGTGTGGCAAACATTGCACAAGCCTTAGGGTTCTGCCTAATCCACAACAAAACCGAATGAGATTCTTCTTTAGATTGATGTTTCATGAAATCAATCCAATTTGTATCTTTTATTTCTGTTATATCTACATCCAATAATTTCATTAAAGTTTCAATAAATTTTGCGATATTTGGCTGGGAACTTGCCTGGATTATTCGATCCGAGTAGAAATCGGCAAATCCACGTTTGACCTTAATTTGTGATGCTTTTGCAATGTTAAATAACAATTGCATTACAACCTTAAAAGTTTTCATTTTTTCTCCTTTCGTAGCCTGCAACGCCTTATTTTGCAAGCTGTTTTTGTTCTATCTTTTGGTATTTTATATTGCAATACCATTTT